ACCTCGTCCATCGTGCGAACCGGGTCGCCCAAGTCGATGTCGCGGTAGAAGCCTGCGTACTGCAGTTTGATTAGTTCGTTCTTGGTCTTACGCATCCGGTGCGTAACACGGTCTGCGGTCTCAAGATTCGCCGCGCCGTACGGCACGATGATGTCTTCAGCCGGGATATAGATCGCTGTCTGCCGATCAAGCGATGGGTCAAAGTAGACCTTCTTGAACGCGTTACCTGACAGAGCCAAACTCAGCAACATGCGCTCATGCTCTGGGCGGTATTCCTTCATCACCTCGGTCAATTGGTAGTTCATGTCATCAGCGACACGCACAGCCGAGTCTTTCTTCTCTGGAGTCTCCTTACCAACGATCTTGGCTTTGACCGGCCCTGCGGCAGGGAAGGTCTCCATGATGGTCTCGGACTGGAACTTGACGGCTGACTCCATCAAGAGCGGGTGGTATAAACCACAGGCACCGGGCCAAGGCTCAGTACGCTCCTCGTACCGGATACCCAGAATCTTTAAGCCTTTGACGTAGGTATCCAGCCAGTCTTTACGGCTAGAAAGGTCTTGTTCATATTGTCCGATTAAATCCCCGGCCAAACTCTGCAACTCGCCCTCGCTCATAAACTCCGCGAGGTTAGAGTCAAAGTCCTCAGCGCGAGGCTCATCCCCCATCAATTCTATAACGGCCCCGTCTACGCCAATCGATACGCTCTCGGGGTCTTCGATCATAATCTCAATCGGGGCTTCATCAGCAGCGAGGGCTTCAAGACCCATCGGAGCCTGCATTAAACTTTTATCGACGGCCATTTAAATTCTCCTAGTAATACGACTCGCGCCTATGGCTCTTAAACCACTTAGTCGGTGCAGGCTCATCGGTTGGCAGTTGAATAAACCCACCTTGCCGAAAGCGCATCAGCGCCAAAGTAGTTGAGTCCACTAAGTCATCATGGGTGCCAGAGGGAAAGTCATTACACTCCTCCGCAACCTCCCACGCCCAACGTCGGTCAGGCAACCACACAATACCTGAAGAAAACAGGTCCGTCACCGCGTTAACCCGGCTGATCTTGTCCTGTCCCTTGCCCGGCGTGAACTCGCTGACCGGAACTCCCATACGCCTCATTTCCTGATAAAGCGCAGCCCCGTTAGATTTCTTCTCCACAATGAACGTATCAGGGCGCCACTCTTTGTATTCGTTAAGCACCAACTCTTTTAACTCTGGAAACTCCAGTCGCTGTTTGATGCTATTTAAAAGGATTATGTTGTGGTTTTTAGTCTCTTCATTAAAGAAAATGCCCCATGTAGTCAGGGCATTATAGTCTGACCGATTGGTTTTCTCTTGCGCGGCGTCAAGCGCCATTATCATAAACTCACAACTTGGCGGGTCTTCCTTCTCCCATACCTGCCACCATTCCCGTTTAATTAACGCGCCTTCTTCACTTGTCGGCTGCTGCATGTACTGGGCTTGCCAGTACCTCGGATCCATACCGGCTTTTTTAGCCAGCAGTTCGTCAATGCCCCAGAAGTCAGGCCAGAGCGGTTTGTCATTCAAAATGGCAGGGAATTCCACTACTTCCCACTCATCGGCGTCGTCGTTCTTAGTCATGTGATCAATGATCTTGCCCGTCAGATCCATCTTGCTCCAACGGGTCATCACCACAATAATCGCGCCGCCCGGCATCAGTCGTTGGATCGGACCTGACTGGAACCACTCCCATGCTGGCTCGAAAACATCAGCGCGGCCCTGTTTAGCCTCCTGCTCAGAATGTGGATCATCAATAATAAAGAGGTCGGCACCGCGACCAGCAAGAGCACCGCCCACACCAATAGCGAAATACTCGCCGTTAAAATTTGTACCCCAACGAGAAGCACTTTTACTATCAGCCTGAAGTTCCACGCTAGGAAAAATGTCACGATAGGACTCCGAACCGACCAAGTTACGCACCCGACGACCGAAATTCACCGCCAAATCAGCGGTGTGTGAGGCCATAATGACCTTTTTGTGCGGAAATTTGCCTAAAAACCACGCCGGAGCGAGGTAACTGATCATCTCTGACTTGCCATGGCGGGGGGCGATGTTGACAATCACCCGTTTCTTCTTCCCTTCTGCAATCTCCTCAAAAATCTTGGCAAGACGACGGTGGTGCGGCCCCACTTTGTAGCCCGGATACACGTGATTGATGAAATCTAGGAAAGAATCCTTGCCCAGTTTTTGAGTTATTTGGCTTTGGTAGGTCTTTAGGAGTTCGGCAACGCGCCGTTTCTCCTTTTCGGGCATCTTAGGCAGGGATGCCTTGAGTTTTTGCAGGTTTTCAGGGGAAAGTTGCATCATTTTAGTCGGCTACAAGCGACTTTAGACCAGATTCTTCTGGTCCCCATGCCCCAATTGGACACTTTTGGTTTGCTAAACGAGTCTTACCCTGTATGACGCAGCCGCATTTCTTGCAAATGCCGAATTTATTGTGTTCACAGAGGCCGCAAGAGGCGAGCCGGTCTTCTACCGTACCTGCTCTAGCCAACTTCACGAGGCGGTCCCTCTTCTAATACGCGGTATTCAATGCCTTCCAGCACCGACAAGAGTTCTTTTTCAACTTCTTCAATCGGCTTAACGATATGCGTAGTTTCACTGCGCTTTTTAAAGGCATCTACGCCATCTACTTCGCCCAACTTTGACAGGGCTTGGATGCGGGTTTTGCTGCTATCGGCGTGTTCTACCTCATAAACTAACTTATTAACGACGTACAACTTCAACTCAGACAAGTCATCTACTAACGCGCAGTTGCTCTGCGCCACAAGACCGGCAAGGTACGCCATGGTCTCGTTCGGATACTTGCTGTAATCAAGCCGGGTTTTGGGATTGGCAAGGTGGGCAGTGGCAATTTCTTTAGCCACGCTGATGTCATTCTCGTCTGGGCAGAGTGGGGTGCCGGTTAGGTCGGATATAAGTTTGATAGTTCTTGCCCGCATCTCAATTTCAGCCTCGGGAGTGAGGTCTGGCAGGGCATCAGCCGCGTTAGCAGGCAGAGGGATGTTTTCGTCAATCTCAGGTATGAGGATATCTTGCATGGGCTTTACTGGGGCCAAGTTCCCTAGTCAACACAATATATACGAAGTAAAACAGCATGGTACCAAAAAGACAACCGGGGGGGTGTTATAAACGAGGGGGTGGGGGTCTAGTCAGCCAGATTTTGGAAAAGTGCGTGGTGTTTGTGTGAGTTCAAGTGTAGGTAGGACTGATAGGAGTCCCAACGCTGCAGCGGGGGATCGGGTACCGGTGGGGTCTCGGTCTGGCCGGTTTCACCCTGCGGAGCCGCCCCCCGTATCAATTGATACGCTGTCCTAGCCAAAAAAAGTTTATAGGAATGCGGAACTATCGGGAACCCGGCCTGTCTAATTCCATGAAGGCGGCGCACTCCGCGCCGACCATGCCAAGAGGACTAGACAATGGACAACACCACCAACCCGATCACACTTGCAATGCTTCAGGCTCGCGCAGTTGAGCAAGCACAAGCCGACGACAATGCCGAGACCATGCTGGAGATGGGCGCGGCTGGCACTGCGGTTATGCTGGCGGGTTACTTGACGGCGAATGGGGTCAAGTTCGACACGGAAGCGCCAAAGGGTAGCCCGGCTTTTGAGAATGCTTGCGAGTCGCTGCGCGTAGGGTTTCGTTCGCAGTACTGCAACAAGCCGCGCCACACTGGCAACAAGAAAAACCGCAAGCCGGTTAACATGGAACTCGCCCGGATGGTGCTGGACTCGACCGAGCAAACCCGCGAAGGTTGGGCGGCAGATTCGACCGAGCGCAAAATCTGGGACGCCATCCTGTCATTCGGTCGCACCAAGTTGCAGCGAGTCACGCTCAAGTTGTGGCCTAAGACCGAGAGCAGCGCGACCGACGCGACCGACGCGACGGGTGAGACTGGCGAGGCCAGCGAGACCGAGACCAAAAAGGCCCCCACGGCTGACGCCATCCTCGCCAACATCGACGCATTCATAGCAGAGCACGGCAAGGATTCCATGCTGTCGAAAACCCTGCGCGATCAGATCAACCTCCGGTTCAAGTAACCGCCCCCCGTATCAATTGATACGCGGCCCCTGCTAGGGAAACCTAGCGGGGGCTTTTTTGCGTCTGGAGGGCGTGGCCGGTTCGGTCTCGCTCCGCGAGACCAGTTCCATCTGTGTGAGGCCAGTTACTGCGAAGCCAGTTCCTACAGAATAGTCTGGTCTACGCCGCCTCAATTTGCGCGAGGTCGGTTTTTCTTGCTCCGGCCTTGCGTAGCAAGGCTACACGAAGAAATTTGGCCTGTCAAACTTTTTTTGAAAATTTTGTTCCAAGGGGTATGTAGCGTTTGTTCCAAAATCGAAAAGTGCTTGGAACAAGATAAGTGCTTGATTCTATTAAGAAAAACACGGTTTTGTTCCAATGTTCCAATGTTCCAAGATAGAAGCAGCGTTTCGGACATGGCAGGGAGCAGCCAGCGTAGAAAATTTTGATTATAAATCTACGCCCCTAAAAATTCTTCATACCCTCCGGCTCCCCTTATTCTCAAAATCGTGGAACATTGGAACAAACCCCCTATTTATTACTTTTTTACTAACTATATATATATCTATTCTACAACTCTACACTTTGCCATTTCCTTATAAATCAAGCACTTGCAAAAACCCCCCTCCCCCAACATTTCCCACACTTTGAAGCATTCGTAAACTTTAAAATTCTGGAACACGTGGAACATTGGAACAAACTTTGTTGCACTTGAGAACTTTTTTTACGACGGATTCCTACACCTGCACTGCCAGCAATAAAAATAACTCGATCCAGTCACCGTATCATTTGATACGGTCTTATCCCATCTTTCTACCCCATTCCCCAGACGCCCACTCACTTCCTAGTAAAAAACATCAAAAATCTACAAAAAACCGGGAACTTTCGCCCGTGAGGATTGTCTAAATAGGGTGCAGGGCAAAAACCGTCCTGCGAGACAACCCCACCGTATCAATTGATACGGTAAGACAGACAAGAGGTGAACGATGATTGGTTGGAAAGGTTGGAAGCGTGGCGACATTTGCGTAGCCCGTGAAGTGAACGGTCAGTGGTGCGTGTTGCGTATCAAGGATCAGTCGGCATACCGCGAATGGGGCGGATGTTTTTCTATCGTGGGGGGCTGAACTATGTGGTGCGTGAAGTGTCAAACAGAGCAGGTCGCTGATGGTCGGGTCAAGGCGGGATTCATTACCTGCCTACGTTGTGGCGAGGCTGATGCCAAGCGGGTGAGGTTTACGGTAGCCCCTGCCTACCACAAGGGGCCATACACGGTACACAGCGATAAAACAATGTTGCGTTACATCAGCCGCCCCGGTCGCGGCTCAGATTACTGAGGAGATCAAGCCATGACCAGAAAAGACTACGAACTGATGGTAGCGGCACTGACGGCAGTGCGGGCGGAGTCGGCGGGTGACTCCGTGAGTTATGAGGGTATCTGTCGTCAATTGACGACCGTACTCCAGCGGGACAACCCGCGTTTCAGCCGAGACCGATTCCTAGCAGCGTGTGGCGTATCAATTGATACGCAGGAGGTGTGAGATGAGCAAGTTTGGTTTGTATGCAGAGGAAGAAGGCCGTGTGGAAACCATCAACGACTTCAACGGCAAGACGGTTGCCAAGATTCAGTTTGATGGTTACGAGACGTTTTGCATCACGTTTACCGACAACACCGAATTGGTAATTAAGGAGCGTATGCAAGCAGGGGCAATTGATTGGTACGAGGAGGTGTGACATGAGCGAGCATACGAAAGGCCCGTGGGAAGCGAGATGGTCTGAACGAGGACAGTATTGGTTCATCGACCATCCGCAGCAGGAGGGCAGCGCCACGCTTACGAAACTAAACTGCGACGAAGCGGACGCCCGCTTGATTTCCGCTGCACCCGATCTTTTGGAGGCATTGGAGGCGTTACTTCCGATTGCTGCGCGGGTTATTCAAGGCACTACGGACGGGCAACCGATGTTGAGACAAGCCCGATCCGCCATCAACAAGGCAACGGGAGACGCACAATGAACAGTGAAGTGAACAAGCAGAGCCTAGTCGATCAGTGGGTCAATCTGCCGGTTCTGTCGGTCTTTGAGATGTACTACTCGGACGGAATGACCGAGCGTGAAATTGCCGAGGTCACAGGATATTCGATCACGGCGGTGTACGAGTTTCTGGCGGCATACGAGGAGGTGTGAAGTGAACGAGACAGACTTAAAGATTATTGAGATGCACTACGAGGACGGCATGAAGGAGTCTGAAATTGCTGCATCGCTAGGTCTCCCGACCGCCGTCGTCCATGAGGTGCTGTTTGCCTATGAAGAGGGAGACGGATCGTGAGTGAGTACGACGATAAAGACATTATTAAAGATACTGTCGAGGATCTGACTAGACGTATTGAAGAATGTACAAAAAAGTTGAAAGAACTACGGAACTTACAGGAAGACTTGCGGTCTAAGATATTCGTAGAGAATTCGTTTCGTAGGTATTTGCAGTACAAGTTAGACCGAGTGAAGAGTAAATCGGACGAACCAAACAACCCCGTATCAAATGATACGGCTAACTAAAGAGGTGACAACGTGGATACAAGTATGAACAACGCAGGAAATACTCAAAATACCCTGCTGAACAAGCCGAACCATATTATTTCCCTATCCTCTGCTTGTGTGTTGGTCTCAGTGGAATCGCACGTATGGAACGCGACGGTACAGGATCGTGAGATCAGCAACGAGGTAACGTCTGCCAAGAAGGCAAGCAAGGACAGTGGCAAGTTTGTGAAGAATCTCCTTGCCAATAACGCCGAGCACAAGGCGGTGCTGAACTACCGACAGACTATTTATAACTGGGTGCAGCGGCATACCTATGACTGGGCGGGATCGCAACGCCTACTACCCGTCGTGAACCTTGCACGGTTCCACCAAGAATACCGTGAGCACGAGAAGAAGTTTATGGAGTTGGTGGACAACTTCTTGGACAAGTACCCGACCATCGTGAGTAACATGGCGTTTGTGCAGGGCGATATGTTCGACCGGACGGAGTATCCCGACGCGGCGGAGTTACGACATAGGTTTTCGGTGGACTTAATCCAGAGCGAGGTGCCGACGGGTGACTTCCGCTGTGCCATATCCCAAGACTTGCTGAACGACATGAGTTTGCACTACGAGAAGCAAGCCAAGCGCATGGTCGAGGATATCTTGTCCAAGCAGTCTGAGCAGTTGGTCGATGTGATGGAGTCGATCAGTTACTGCTGCGAGACTGAGACTACTGTGGATGAGAACGGCGAGGTCAAGGTGCGTAAGCGCAGACTCTATGACTCTACGTTGGAGCGAGCACGCGAGTTGTGCGAGACGTTTCGGGACTTTAATTTGGTCGCTGACCCTAAACTTGAGCAAGCCCGTGCTGCACTGGCGAAAGCATTGGACGGTTTGACGATTGATGAACTGCGGAACTCAGACACCAAGCGTGTCGTGATTAAAGAATCTATTGATGACATCTTGAAGACGTTCGGGGCGACTGTATGAGTCCGTTGGAGAGACAGTTAGTTATGGCGTTAGCGGAGACGTTGGCGCTAATTGACACGCGAAATTTATCTCCAGAGCAGGAACTTATATATGTTCATGCGGTCGAAATACTGGCCGATGCGATGGATAACTGTAGTGACTGTGTAAACTTTTAACTAAGAGGTAACGACTGTGGGTAACAAGACTATTAACTTCAATACGCCTGTCGAACTGGGCGATGTGCCGAATCTGATCGCAACGATTGGGCATCACCGGACTATCTTGCTGCGTGGCGAGCCGGGTATCGGCAAGTCAACGGTGCTCAAGCATCTTGAGACGGTCATGGGCAAGGACTATGACTATATCTACGTAGACTGCCCGGTGATGGATGTGTCTGACATCGTGATGCGGATTCCGAATCACGAGACTAAATCGTTGGAGTCCTACGTGTCTGAACTGTTCCGGCTTGATAACCCCAAGCCCAAGATCATCATGTTGGACGAGATCAGCAAGGCCAATAAACTTCTGCAAGTCATCTTTACTAGGCTGATGCTTGAGCGCACGGTCGGCGATGTGAAATTGCCTGCCGGGTCTATAGTGTTCGCAACGGGTAATAATTCATCTGATGGTGTCGGCGATACCCTGTCGGCGCACGTGCTGAACCGCCTGTGTGTGATCAATGTACGCAAGCCCGATGCTAAGCGGTGGGGTGTGTGGGCGACGGATAATAATATTTCCCGCATCGTCCGTGCTTGGGTGGCGATGAACCCGTCGTGCCTTGCGTCTTATCTTGACGGTGGGCAGGAGCAGAACCCGTTTATATTCGACCCGGCCAAGCCGCTGTCATCGTTCGTCACGCCAAGATCATTGGTCGGTGCTAGTGAGGTGGCTAATAACGCCAACAAACTAGGCCAGTACGTGACACAGGCAGCCATGGCAGGTCTTTGTGGCGGGGCGTTTGCCGAATCTATCGCAGCGTTCATGTCCATGGAGAAAGAATGGGTCAAGGTGCAGGACATTCTGGCTGATCCCGAGAACATTCAGATTCCAGAGCGTCCGGCGGTGCTGTTCCATGCCATGTTCAGTGCAGTGGATGTGATTGAGACGCAGGATGAACTGACTGCGTTTATGAAGTTTGTTGCGCGTATCAAGTCTGAAGAGGTTCAGAATTGTTTTTACTCCATGGCGTTTGAATCCAAGCGCACGGCACGACTGGCGCGTAACAACAACGAGATGCGTCAGTGGGGCATGAAGAACATTGAACTTCTGGTCTGATGGGTGGTCTAACTAGTAAGAGGTAACAGTATGAACGCAGTCATGCGCGAAGTGGATTTTGAAACACGGCTGAAGAAGGCCAACGTCAAGTTGATCCGTCATCCAGAGACTTGTCTGTATGGTGGCGTAATCTTGATGGGTGAAACTTCTGTTGTGGACAACGCTGCCGATTGCCCTACGGCTTACACCGATGGGCTGAACAAACGGTATGGCCGTGCCTTCATGGAGAAACTCACTGACGAGGAGATCCGTGCGATTGTCTTGCACGAGAATCTGCACGTGATGTTGAAGCATCTCCCACGACACAAGGATCTGATGAAGGAGAATGCCCGGCTTGCCAACATTGCCATGGACTACGTGGTGAATGACATCATCATGAACATCCAAGACAAGACTCTGTGCAAGTTGCCCAAGGATTGTTTCTACGACCCTATGTTCCACGAGTGGTCTGTCCGTAGGGTGTACGAGTATCTGAAGAAGGAGCAGGAGCAGGGTAAGGGTGGTGGTCGCCCCCAAGAATCGTTCGATGAACATGGAGAAGATCTTGTACAAGGCATGGAGCCGGGCGATCTGGAGAAGATTACGCAGAAGGTTGATGAAGCAATCCATCAAGGCGGGACATTGGCAGGACGATTCGGTGCCAAGATTCCGCGTGTCATTAAAGATCTGATGCAGCCCGATATTGACTGGCGCGAGGTGTTACAAGACTTTTGGAATTCCCATGTACGTGGGGCCGATGAGTACACATGGCGTAAGTTTAATAAGCGGCGCGTGGCTGATGATATCTATTTGCCAAGTGCGATCAACGAGACGATCGGTGAGGTGATACTGGCGATTGATACATCCGGCTCTATCGACAACACGGACATTGCCAAGGTCGCATCCCGCATCCAAGAACTGTGCGATACCCTGCCACCCGAACGTATACGGATTCTTTGGTGGGACACCGAGGTGCATGGTGAGCAGGTCTTTGAGGGTAACTACTCAGAGGTCAGTCGTATGCTCAAGCCCATGGGCGGTGGCGGTACCCGTGCCGGATGTGTGAGTGAGTACATCGCTAAGAATAATCTTAACGCAGACTGCATGGTGGTGTTCACTGACGGGTACGTGGAAGATCCCGTGATATGGAATACAAACATCCCGGCTATCTGGATCATCAAGGAAGGTGGGCGCGAAGAGTTTGTGCCGCCAAGTGGGGGCAAGCGCGTGGTGATGAAAGCCTAAGCGTATCATTTGATACGGTGTTTCGGACTTATCAACAAGAGGTAATTGATCATGGCTAGAACCAGTAAGATTAAGTTTAACGTTGAAGATCTTTTCATCGAAGGGCAGCACGACGCTGTTACCAAGCAAAAGATCCTTGCCAGTAGTCTGTTTCCGATTGCCGCTACGATGTACAACACGGCAGAGAAGCAGTTGCGTATCGGTACGGTAATGTTTAACGGTGACGGATCGGTGGGTGCTTTGAACCTTGTCTCACCGCTTGGCATGAGTATCGCAAGACTGACCGCAACAGGTCAGCAGTTTACGGCATATACACCTTGGAACAACCTTGACCGTAATCCTAGCAAGGCTTTACTGTCATCGATCAATCCCAAGTACGTGCAAGCCAAATTTAGACAAGGCTCATCGCATCCTAATTTCGGGCTGTTTGAGTCCGCCGTAAGAAACGCGCAGGATAAAATTAACTACTTGGTACGAGAGTTCGCCGATGACTTTATAGACAATTTGAATGGTCGCAGGGTCAATGGACGGCCAGAGATTAGTTCGCTTGACTCTGAGTTGACTACGCTGCTAGTTAGGGCGTACATGGGTGACATCTCGCTTATAGATATACCGTCTCAATGTAAGATGAGACTTGACTCTGTGATAAGGGACTACCAAGAGAGCACAAATAAATTCAAAAACTCTATCAAGAAGAGTTATGACTTCTTTGACGGTAACAAGTGGGTCTATATCACGGACATCAATGACGGCGTGGTACTGGGCGCGATCAGCCCCGAGCCTGTGCGTGCAGCACTGGACAAGTATGTTACGGAGG